TTACACCTGCGGAGCCCAAGCCCCGCAAGCGTTAGCGGGTAGCGCCAGCCACCGAAAACCCTGAAGACCCTTGGAAAAAACTTCCAAGGCATGAACCCAAATTGCCTTCGTGCGATCGTCGCGTGAGCTTTCAGCATGCGCAGCTGCGATCACTTCGAACGGATCAATTCCCATGATTTCGGCGACGCGGATCGCCGTCTTTTCATCGAAAACGGAACGGCCCGTCCGATAGCCGCTGATGGTAGAGCGGGTGACGCCAAGTGCCTTGGCGGCCGCGTAGTCGGACGGAAGGTCAAGCCGCGCCTTAACGGCGTCGAGCCATTCGACAGTCGTCTTCATAGAAAACCCCTTTGAAATCAATTCAACCCGACGTCAAGGGTAGTTGAACGCTCGACCTTCTGCAACGTATGACGACGTCATACGTACGAGCATTGTTGACTAGTACGAGTTACTTGAACTATTCTCCGGCTGTCGTCCCGGCAACCGGTTCACAACCCCGCCGGTGCTGGAATAGCTACCCAGCCGCCGGGCGACCTTAGTGCAGGAAACCGTTCAAGGGGTTGAACAAGGGGAAGTCAAATGCAGCACATTTCGTTGCAATTTTCACAGCCGCGTTACGACGCGATCACGCTGGCTCAGCAAACCGCAGACGCCGCGTGGCGTGCGCTCATGGATTCCATGCAGTGCTTAGTCCAACTGTGGACTGACCGCACCGCGCTCGCAGGGGCGGGCGCATGAGCACGATCGTCTACGGGATTCTGTCGGTCTCGGGACTCGTGGTGTTGCGCGGTGAGCCAGTCGACATCAAGAACAACGTCGGCATGACGTTCGGCATCCACTGCAACGCGCGCAAGCGCCCGGACGATGAGCAACGCTTTGTTGTAACGAACATCGAAACGGGCATGCGTGCGGGGTGGGGCGCAACGCGCGACGCTGCGATCGCTACGGCCCGGCAGCGGGTGCGGGATGCGATCAAACGCGGCACGTTGGCGCGCACCTTCGAGGCAGGCATGAAAACGCGCGGCGATATTCTCGCGCGTCGCGACAACTCGGTGATGGAGGATGCTGCATGAGCACGATGAACCACGAACTGCGCTCGGAGCTGCGCGCGGCACACGTAATCATCCGCACGGCGCTATCCGTGCTGACGTTCGAACAAAAGATTGCGTGGTCGAACGCAAATGAGCGCGACGGTGTGAGCGGCGAGGGAATTACTCGCGCAGACGAGCGGCAGGCCGCGATCGACGGCCCGGATGCGAGCCGCATGTATCGCGAGCTGAAGTATGCCGACAGGATCATCGCAAACGCTAAGGCGCTTCTGTCGGGCCACCAGTGCGAGCTCTGGGCCTTCGAGATTCAGCGCGCCGGGGTCGCGCTGTCGCACCCGACGCGTGACGACGTGCGCTGCTCGCTGCTCGCTCGTGGTGAGCCGCTTGCGCGCGAGTTGGACGCGATTGCCGATCCGGCTGGTGATCGAACCGTGTGCGTGATTAAGCCGTTGGGAGCACCGTCAGCGGCTGATCTGGCGACGCTGCGCCGGCTGCTCGCCACTGACCGAAGCAATCGCGCCGCGATATTCCGCGGCGTGCCGCCGGGGGCGACCGTTGGCATTACGGCCGCTGCGCGCGACGTGCTGGCCGAGCGACGGCGACAAATTGACGTCGAAGGCTATACGTTCCGTGCCGACGACGAAAATCGCGCCGGCGCTATGTCGGCGGCCGCCGCCGCTTACGCGCTCATCGGAAGCGGATGGAGCCAAGCCGCAGCGCTCGAATTCTGGCCGGAAGGATGGTCGGGCGAATGCTGGAAGCCTGCCGATAGCCGGCGCAATCTCGTGAAGGCCGCCGCGCTTCTGCTCGCCGAGATCGAGCGTATCGACCGGCAGGCCACAAGAGCAAAACCCGAGGCGAGTATCCCGCAGCCGGCCATGCGCGGCTGAGTCAACGCCGTTTTGAGCGGAGTCTTTATGGTGACGATGAATCGCACTACTAACGTAGTGCGCGACGAATCGGAAGCGATTCGCCGCGAGCTGCATGCCCACAACGAAGCGCAGCGCGCGCAGTATCGCCGCCGAGCGATTGCGGAGAACGCGCGCCGCGCGCGCGAACAAGGTCGCTCGCATCTTTCCATCGCGAGGGCCGCATGACTGACCCCGATATCGAGCTCGCATTGCCGCGGGTCGTGTCGCCCGGCGTGGTTGAGGTCGGGCCGTTCTTTGATCGGCTCGGTAGTGGTGGGTACTTCATCGCGAAGGCCGTGGACGGCCGGCGGGAGTTCCACTGGTACACCGAATACGCGAAGCAGGGAGAGCAGTTCCTGATGACCCGCGATGAAGCATTCGACAACGCGCTCGACGCGGTTGAAATGACCCGCGCTTCGCGTGAGCGCCGCGCAGCATGATCAGCGCGGCGCGCGAGGAACGCGCAGGCGACGGCTCGCGCGATTTTCTGGCCGCCGACCTTGCCGAGTTTGGCATCGGAGCGGGGGTGTTGGTGCCCCCGTTCGTCGTTTACAACCCGCCGCGCACGGCGCGTACTGATCAAGCGAACGCGGCCGCAATGCGCGAGCTGCGACCGCTTCTGGCGCAGATGGCGCGGCGTCGATGGGTGATCCGATAGGGGGAGTGATGAAGCAACCGAAGAACGAAAAGCCGATGCCGCTGTGGGGGATCTGGCTCATCACCATCGTCGGCGTGATTGCGTGGTGCGGGGTGCACCCGGACAACGGCGTCGAGCCTGCATGGCCGATTTCGGCGAAACAGCATCGCGCGTAACGGGAAGCGAGACCGATGATCTACGGTTCCGTGTGCTCCGGCGTCGAAGCGGCGACCGTCGCGTGGCATCCGCTGCGTTGGCGGCCCGCCTTCTTCAGCGAAATCGAGCCGTTTCCGAGCGCTGTTCTCGCGCATCACTACCCGACCGTGCCGAACCTCGGCGATATGACCACGTTCAAGGAATGGCCCGATGCAGCTATCGATCTTCTCGTCGGCGGAACTCCCTGCCAAAGCTTCAGCGTCGCCGGACTCCGAAAGGGACTGGCTGATCCGCGTGGCAACCTCATGCTCACCTATCTTGCCATTGCTGAACGCTACGCTCCCCGCTGGCTGGTCTGGGAAAACGTCCCCGGCGTCCTGTCATCAAACGGCGGAAGGGATTTTGGAACCTTCCTCGGAGGGTTGGCGGAACTCGGGTATGGGTACGCCTACCGGGTTCTTGACGCTCAATTCTTCGGAGTGGCCCAGCGACGCCGCCGCGTGTTCGTTGTTGGATATCTTGGAGACTGGCGACGTGCCGCAGCGGTACTTTTTGAGCGCGAAAGCCTGCTCGGGCATCCTCCGCCGAGCCGCAAAACGGGGCAAGGAATTGCCTCCACCCTTAGCGCGCGCACTAGCCGCAGTGGCGGGTACGGACCCGATCTCGACTGCGACGGCGGCTTGATCGCTCACGCCCTTCGCGGCGAAGGTTTTGACGCGAGCGAAGATGGAACCGGGCGCGGCACGCCGCTTGTCCCGGTTCCGTTCGACACGACGCAGATCACCAGTTCGACAAATCGCAGCCAACCGCGCGCGGGCGATGCTTGCCATCCGCTCGCGGCAAACGCTCACGCGCCGGCGATTGCCTTCGACTGCAAGGCTTCCGGACAGAACGGATTCGGTGTAGGCGAGATTGCGTCGACGATGCGCAGCATGGGCCACGCCGGATCGCATCGGAACGGGGGCGGTCATCTAGCCGTTGCATTCCAATCCAGTCAGTCCGGCCTGCGGCTGGGCGAAGCACACGCGACGCTCGACTCCAATAACGGCTCGCGACGTCACAACGGAGTGGTGACTGGGACGTCCGTGCGTCGCCTTACACCGCGCGAATGCGAGCGGCTGCAAGGCTTCCCCGACGACTACACGCTCATCAATGTGCGCGGCAAGCCGGCTGCCGATGGTCCGCGCTACAAGGCGCTCGGCAACAGCATGGCGGTTCCGGTAATGCGATGGGTCGGCATGCGTATTGAGCTGGTCGACGAGTTCCGCAACGACGCGAGGGCGTGCGCCTGATGTGGGTCTATGCGCGCGACGCTTCGAGCGTCCTGTCTGACATCCCGGAAACGAAGGTGGCGTTTAAGCGCCTGCCGGCGAAGTGGTTCCGGCGCGCACTGCGCCAAGCAGAGGAAGCCGGCCGCGCGAGCGCGGCGAAACACCCTGTTCCGGGACAGACACTGGCGGACCGCCTGTTTGATGTGAGTGAGGCAGCGCGCGCGATCCGTGAATTCCTCGACGAGCATGCCCCCGAGCACCTGCCGGTGCGCCCTGACGCGAACGATCACGAAATCTGCATGAAAGCGCGGCGCATCGCCAATGACGTAGCGATGCGATCGTACGCGCTGAGCCTCGCCGACGCGCTCATCGTGGCGCGCAACGCATGTCGCACGTACGGCATCGACATGCCAGATTGCGACCATCCGGCGGGCCAAATCGCGCGCGTGCGGTGCGAGCTCTGGTGGCGCCGCCAGTTGCGGAAGAAGCATATCCGGATGCTCGAACATAGCAATATCCGCCTGCACTATGTGCATCGCCGCGCTGAGCCATACGCGAGCGACGAGGCGGTGCGCCGACGTATTGCGCAAAACCGGCGCAACACACGCACGCTGGAATCCGTCACGGTCGAAAACGAGCTCGGGCAGCAGTTCACGCTTGCCGAGCTGGCCGCGAAGGGCATGTCGAATAAGGCGCTCAAACGTGGCGAGCTGTTCACGCGACTGCGCGGCCTCGAAGAGCTCGCCGACGACGCCAACCTGCGCGGCGTCATGTTTACGCTGACCTGCCCGAGCCGTTTTCACGCCGTCCGGACGACTGGCGGTGTTGTCGAGCCGAACCCCGTCTATGCCGAACTGTCGCCGCGCGACGGGCAAGCGTATTTGCGGAAAGTGTGGCAGCGGATCCGTGCGGAACTGAAGCGCGAGGGCATCGTGTACTTCGGCATGCGGGTCGCGGAGCCGCATCACGACGGCTGTCCGCACTGGCACGGTCTCGTGTTTGCCGACAAGGTCGACCGCTTCTGCGCCGTGATGCGCAAGCACGGCTTGCGCGACTCGGGCGACGAGCCGGGCGCGCAGCTGCATCGCGTGCGCTTCGAAATGATCGATCGCGCGAAGGGATCGGCGGTCGGCTACGTCGCGAAGTACATCAGCAAGAACATCGACGGGCACGCGGTCGGCGAGCACAAGACGCAGGACGGGTATGTGATCCAAGCGGACATGTGGGACGGTGACGAGATCACTCCGTCGCAGCGCGTCGAAGCGTGGGCGGCGTTGTGGGGCATCCGACAGTTCCAGCAGTTCGGTGGCGCGCCGGTCGGCGTGTGGCGCGAGCTGCGCCGCGTCAAGGAAGAGGACTTGCCGAGCGAGGAAGAGGCGCCGCGCATTCGCGCCGCGTGGATCGCCGCACAGAAAACCGACGAGCACGCGGCCGATTGGGCGGAATACTCGCGCGCGATGGGCGGCATTGCGGGCGAAGCGCGCATGGTCTACGTGCGCCATACCGTCGAGCACCGGGAAGGCCGGTACGGCATTGCTCCCGTGCGGGTGCCGCACGGTGTCGAGGCGATCGGTGTCGCACGCATCGTCGACGGGCTTTGCGCGTACTCGCGCGAGACGCAGATTTTCGTGCCGTCGACGCGCTTCGAGTGGCGGGTGGTTCGGCGCGGCGGCGAAGCCGCGCGCCCTTGGACTGGTGTCAATAACTGTACGCGATCGGATCGGTCAGGGGTGGCCGACTCGAGCGCTCGCGCAGCGCGCGCAAGTAGAAACAGCGTCAGCGGGGAAGTGAACGACGCGAAACGGGGTCAACGGAACCTGTAGAGCGAGGAAACCATGTCACGAATGACGATCGACTGTCCATGCTGCGGCGCAGAGATTGAAGCGCGCCATACCGAAGGCATGTCCGCGACGATGCGACGCCTCTATTTCGTGTGCGATGCGTGCGAGTACAGGACGCCGGCCGGGCTGGAAATTCTCTATTCGCTGTCGCCGGCGTCGTCGCCGCGCGCCGACGTGGCGCTCGATGTGCGGCCGTCGCCGCGCCTGCACGGCTACGTCGATTCGCGCACGTCGCTCGGCCTGCTGGAGCGCGCGCAATGAGGTTCACGATTGCCTGTCCGCACTGCGGCGCGCGCGGCATCGCGCGATCACTGGAACGGAAAGCGCCCCTCGTGTGGGAAATCGACTACCAGTGCGACAACGTCGTGTGCGGACACACCTACCGCGCACGGCTCGAAATGACGCCCGCCGAGCCGCCGCAACCGCGGCGCCCGGCCGGGGCGCAAATGCGGCTCGACGTATAGCGGCCGCGCGAAGGGGATATCGACGCGATACCGGGGTGATATCGAGTCGATATCGAGTAGATATCGTTTCTATATAGGGGTGAGCAATGATAGTTGTCGTGGGAAATCCGAAGGGCGGCGTCGGCAAATCGACGATCGCAGTGCAGCTCGCGACCGGCATTTCGGCAGCCGGCGCACGCGTTTGGCTCGTCGACGGCGATCGTCAGGAATCGAGCGCGTCGGCGATGGCTGCGCGTTTGCAGGGCAACCGGCCAGCAGTCGCCACGGCAGCCTACTATGACGGCACGACGTTGCATGCTGAGCTGACGAAGCACGCCGGGCAGTTCGATCATGTGGTCGTCGATGCTGGCGGCCGGGATTCGAGCGCGTTCCGGGCGGCCATGATGGCCGCCGATGTGGTCCTCGTCCCGGTCATGCCGCGATCGTTCGACGTGTGGGCGCTCGACGATATGGCGAAGCTGCTGGCCGAGGCGCGCAAGGTGCGCGCGTTGCGCGCGTGCGCGTTCCTCAACTGCGCTGACGTGCAAGGCGCGGACAACCGCGACGCCGAAGCCGTGATCGCAGGCTATGACGGCTTGGAATTGCTCCCGTATCGTATTCACCGCCGCAAGGCGTTTGCCAATGCCAGCGCGGCCGGCCTTCACGTCGAAGAAATGCCGCGCCGCGATCCGGTCGCGTGCGCCGAAATCGAACGTTTGCAAGACGCGGTGTTCGGCGTGGTGTCGGCGGCCGCTGCGCGCTAAACGCGATCGAGTCGGTATCGAACGGATATCGACTCGATATCGAAACGATATCTATTTGGTAGGGGTTCAAATGTCCATTACGAGAAAACCGACGTCCAATGCAGGCGCCGCGATCGGCGCATTCATCGCCGGCGCGCCGGACGCCCGTGCCGAAACGCCGGTCACGCCGAGCGACAGGCCTGTCGCACGCCGGCCGAAAGTGAAAATCAGCATGGATATCGATCCTGACCTGCTCGCCCGCCTAGATCAGGTTGCGCAGGCGTCTGGCGTGTCGCGGAATGCCGCGCTCGCGCTCGGCGCGTCGTGGCTGATCGATGATTTCGAAGGCCGGACGGCCCGTCGGAACGGATAAGGTCGACCGGGCCGGTCCGGGTCACAGGACGGCGCGTGATTTTTGTCCGTTTACGCGTCAAAGCGCATCAATTTCCCACCATGTGAAATCGCTGAAACCCCGCGCCGGCGGGCGTTTACGGGGATCGTGGCCGGTGCATCAAAAACGGCCCCTTTAGCGAAGAGGGCGGGCGGGGAGGGGGACTGCGATTTTAGGGGCGGCGGCGTCGCGCATGCGGGCAGGCCGGGCTGAGCGGGGGCGCGCCGGCCTCATATCCGGCCCGCTGCCCCCCCCGCGAGCGGGCGGTAGGGGGTGGCGGACCCCGTCGGGGCCAAGGGCGCAGCGAGACTGGTATCCCGTGGTCGAAAAGCGAACCGAGATATCATTTTTCGATATCATGCGATATCAGAATCTGCTATCATTGGCGCATGAAAACGAAACACGCCCGCACGCTCACCGCGATCTACACGAAGCCGACGTTGGGCGGCATCGTGTTCGCGGATATCGAAGCTTTGATTGTCGCGCTGGGCGGCAGCATTCACGAAGGCGCCGGGTCGCGCATCGCCTTCGAGCTGAACGGGACGCGCCGATACCTGCATCGCCCGCATCCTGGCAAAGAGGCGAAGCGCTATCAGGTCGAAGATGTGCGCGACTGGTTCAACGAATTGGGGATAAAGCCATGACCAACGCAATGACGTACAAGGGCTATTACGCCCGAGTCGACTTCGACGGCCGCGACAATATTTTTGTCGGGCACGTGCTCGGCATCGCCGACAAGATCAGCTTTCACGGTGAGACGGTGGCCGAGTTGACGCAAGATTTTCATGCGGCCGTCGATCACTATCTCGAAGAATGCGCCCGCATGGGTCGGGCGCCGCAAAAGCCTGCGTCTGGAAAACTGATGCTACGCCTCAACCCCGAAACGCATGCGGCCGTCGGTGTGGCCGCCGCCGTTGCAGGTGAGAGCGTGAATCAGTGGTCGGAAGAAGTATTGGGGCGTGCGGCTCGTGAGGTGCTAGAGCGGGCTGCACACGCATAGGACACGACGCGGCTCAACATGACGGCGACCCTGACGACGCGCGACCACTATATTGCAACGGTGCGCGAATATGACGCGATAGCGAACTATGCATGCGAAATGTCGACTCGCCTGAGTGGACGCCGCGTCGTAGAGAAGCACTTATCGTATGCGGAGACCATTTTTACAAAACTGGTTTGTCATTGCGTGAGCCTGCGTCGACTTGTTCCAACATTTCGTGCTGGTACAACGGAGCTTTGGGATATCGGTGCAGTTTGCGCAATCGCTCGTACATTGATCGAAGCATTCGACGCTTTGGCTTATATCGCTCTTCATCAAATTTCGCCAGAAGAGCGCGAATTAAGGATGCTGGTGTGGGAACTTCACGGTCAGGAGCGTCGGCTGAGTATGTTGGGCGACACTGGTGCGATTGGGCGGGATGTTGATGCAGTTCGAAATGCGGCAAACGCCTTGCGCGACGCTACCATGGCTCACGCGCTGTTCGGCCAGCTATCTACCAAGGCCCAGAAGGATATTTCGTTAGGAAAGGCACCTGCGTTCACCATCAGCCAGAAGGAATGTAATGCAGCCAGTGGCATCAATCACGATTTCCATAATGTAGCGACGAAGTTCCTGTCACAGTACGTTCACACGCTTCCCTTTGCGCTGAGTCAGCTAACGTTGGCGCACGCGGGTGATCCGGAAGCACTGCAAGTGATTTCGATGGCGTTGAGATACTCAATGCCGTTTATAGCGAAAGCTGCGACAGGCATCGGCGAGCTTTGGCCAGATATCAAAATTGAACCGACTGAAGATCAGCGATTCGCAATGGATGTATGGTCGGCACTCGCTGAGAATGGCGTGAAAGGGCTACGTGAGTAGCCCGACATACTGACTAGGCCGCCGCGATGACGTATGGTTCGAAGCGCACAATCTCATCGCCCGCCCACTCGTTGAACGCCATGAACTGAGCCTGTAGCGGGGCAATCTCATTGCGGCCGAACACGCGGGCCGCTGTATCGGCCGCGCCGAAGCCCCCCGTGTTGCTCGGCACGATGCCGAGCAGTTGCGGCGGTACTCGATGCGCGGCGAGCAAGTCGTCGCGCGTGATGTTCTTGATGTTGAAGAACTCGTCTTTCGCGGCGACTTCCGACACGGGAATCAGCTGAATTCCGTCCTTGTTTCCGCCCGGCGCGTAGTAGAACAGGTTGCGGAAATTGCCCGGCCCCTTCGCACTTTTCAGTGCGTCCCGCAGCGCGTCGATATCGTCCTGCCCCGCTTTGTCGTCGGTGAGGTACAGGATGAAGCCGGCGTGACTGCCGTTCTCGTAGTAGCGCCGGCGGAACAGCGTGGACGACTCGTTCAGCATCGCCGCGTGAAGCGAGCCGAGATATTCCGGCAGGCCGTAGATTTCCTGATTCACGTCGGATTCGATCAGGTGGTGCACCGACCCTGCTTCAAACTCGTGTACGGCCTGCCAGCCATTCGTCTGCACGTAGGTTTGCAGGTCGGTGCGGCGCCGCATGTATTTCGCGGGCGGCGGCTCGTATCGCATGATGCCGCCGAGCCGGTTTCGCACGGGGCACTGGTAGCCGTTGCCGAAGATCATGAAATCGAGTGCCCAGCGCCGAAACGATTCGCGGCTCATCAACGGGTGCGGGATGAACGTCGATGCGAGCACGTTGCGTTTGAAATAGATCGCGGATGCGTGGTGCGTGCCGGAGCGGAAGATTTTCGATAGACCGGCGAAGCTGACCGGCGGCTCGTACCATCCGTTGATGGTTACGAGCTCGGCATAGTCGAGCAATTCCGCGCGGTTCAAAATCGGCGTCGCTTCGCCGAACGTGAACGCGGTCGGGTGCGCCGGCCGTGCTGCGTCGGTCGCGCTGACTGCGTTGCTCGCGTGCTGAACGCGCGTCGTTCGTTTCTTCATGAGTAAATCTCCACCTTCCCTTTTTTGCGTGCCGCGGTGCCTTCCAGCGGCTCATTCGAAATCGCATGCAGGACGGCCCATGCGAGGTCAGCATGACCCGTTTGCTCGCTTCGCGACGCCTCGTAGGTAACGTTTCGTCCGCTCGGCGTTACGGTCTTTTTGATCGCCATGAGCGCGGCGGCCATGTCGGTCCATCCGGCGTCGAATTGAAGCCGCGCGTTACCGACGACGGATAGCCCTTTCAGCACAAGGCGTCCCTTCACCTCCGGCGAATAGTTGAACGCCACCGCACGCGGATAGAACTGCTTCACGAGCTGATACACGCCCTGTCCGATGCCCGTCGTGTCGATCGCCATGTAATCGACGCGATAGCGGTCCGTGATTTTCTTGATGCTTGCAGCTTGCGCTTCGAAATCCATGCCGCGCCACTGATGCTTTTCCAGCACTCGGAACGGACCGCCGTCGACCGCCGGTGGGGCAACGACGACGCAACCGGCACTGTCGCCAGAAAGCGCCGGGTCGTAACCAATCCAGACAGGCTGATAGCCGAACGGCCGCGAAGGGGACGTGAGCGGTTTGAAGTCGTCCCACAATTCCCATGAATCGACCATGCAGCGTTGCAGGTTCGCGAGCGTGAAAATCGACGCCGTGTCGTCGATGAACTGACACATCAACAGGTTCGCGTATTCCTCGGCGCTGTACTCGAGTCGGAGCTCGTCAAGATCGAACAGCGTGCAGCCTGCGCGCGCGGCATCCTCCACGGTGACGATCTGACGCCACTGCCGATCCTCGCAGAGTCGTCCGCTCGATAACGCCTTGTGCGTGACGTCGAAGTGAACGTGATCGGCTTTGGCGCGACCGCGGTTGATGTGCGCGCCGCTCCAGAACGGGTAAGCCTCGTGCCCGATGCTAGACGGCGTCGAAAAGTAGGTCTTGCGCCAGTGCTTGTGCATAGCCATGCCCGACGCGACCTTGTTCAGTTCCTTGAAACGCGGAACCCAGAAATACTCGTCGAAGTAGAAGTTGCCGTGATAGCTCTGCGCCGTGCGCGCGTTCGTGCCGAGAAAGTACAGCGTAGCCTCGTTCGGCAGGATGATCGGATCGCCGGTCAGCTCGACGTCGGCCGCCTCGCGCGCGAATTGCGTGATGTACTGGCGGAACACGTGCGCCTGCGCGCGGCTGGCAGACAGAAAAATCTGATTGCGGCCGGTATCGATGGCGTCGGCCAACGCTTCCCGCGCGAAATACCACGTCGCGCCGATCTGACGCGATTTCAGGATATTTCGCGTGCGCTGATGGCCGTTTCGAAACCAGACCTTCTGGTAATCGAACAGCGAATCGCGGAACGCTTCTAGCAACCGGTCGCGCTGCCCGTCGCTGAAATCGTTCTTCGACGGCTTACGTTTCGGTGCTTCGTTGCGCGCCGCGATGTTCGGGTTCAGGTCGCTTTCCTTGCCCGTTTCGCCGTAGCGACGGATCCGCGCGATTCGTTCGAGCTGACGGCCGAGCAGGTCGATTTCCTTGTAATCGCTGCCGTCCTTTTTATCCTTCGCGACCAGCGCGTTCATGCGCATTTCGATCGTCGATTCGACTGTGTCGAGCGGATGAACCTTCTGCCACCCGTCGCGCTGCTTCCATGCCTCAACGGTCGCGCGCTTGATTCCCATGTGACGCGCGATCGACGACACGCGCCAGCCCTGAAAGAACAGAGCGCGCGCGGCCTTGCGCGGATCAATTTCGATGGTTGGATTATCGGCGGTATTGAGCATGCCGAAAGCGTAACCGTCGGTCGCGCGCGCGCGCATGGCGTGCGTTTGTATACAGGGGGGCGACAAACCCGAATCGTTGAGCGGCGGCCGGCAAACCGCGAACATGAGCATCACGCAAATCGCTCAACCCATCACCTGCCGGAGTACAAACGATGTTCAAACGAAAGTTGTCGCTTATCGCGATCGCCGTCGGTTCGATGGCTTCGCTCTTTGCGATCGACGCGCATGCAGCAACGACGGCGATCGCCGCGAGCCTCCAACATGGCGATGTGCTCGGCGGCATCGGTGCCGCTGGTGCGGCTGCGTTCGGTATCGGTCAGGTGGCGAACGTCGATGCGAAGCACGCGACGACGAAATGGTTCCGCGTCGCAGTCGAAGGGGCAACGACCGACGGCCGCAACATCGAGCGCGAGTGGATTCTCCAGATGGCCGCGCAGTACGACCCGGCCCTGTACGGCGCACGCGTGAACTGCGAACACATTCGCGGCTACGCGCCCATGTCGGCGAATCAGCCGTTCGGCGCGTATGGCGACGTGACGGCGCTGAAGGCCGAGCAGATCACCGACGGTCCGCTGAAGGGGAAGTACGCGCTGTACGCACAACTGAAACCGACGCAAGCGCTGATCGATCTGGTCAACGCGAAGCAGAAGGTCTACACCTCGATCGAGATCAATTTCTCGTTCGCCGACACGAAACAGGCGTATCTGGTCGGGCTGGCCGTCACCGACAGTCCGGCGAGCCTCGGCACCGACATCCTCACGTTCGCGGCGAGTCAAGGCGCAAACAACCCGTTCAACGGCCGCAAGCAGCATCCCGACAACCTCTTCTCGGCGGCCGAAGAGGCGGTGATCGAATTCGAAGCCGCGCAGCCGGCAGGCGGTGGCGTGGCCCTGTTCAAGCGCGTCGGAGAGATTCTCGGCCTCGTGAAAGAAAAAGGCGCGAGCGACGACAAGCGCTTCGCCGACGTGACGCAGGCCATCGAAGCGCTGGCGACGTTCTCGAAGGATCAGTCGACGCGCGTCGACGAGCTGGCTGGTCGGGTCTCGACGCTCGATGCCGAGCTCGCGTCCGAAAAGGCGGCGCACGCCGAAACGGCTCGGCAGCTCGCCGCGCTGAACGCGACGCTGTCGACGCAGCCCGGCGGCACGCAACGGCCGCTCGCGACCGGCGGTGGCGCAGAGCACAAGACCGACTGTTGATCATCGGCGACCGGCCTCGAACGGCTTCACCCCTCAATGATGCGGAGAATCATTCATGCGTAACGAAACCCGTGCCGCGTTCAACGCTTACGTGCGCGAGATCGCCAACCTCAACGGCGTTCCCGACGCGAGCACCAAATTCACGGTTGCCCCGGCCGTGCAACAGAAGCTGGAAAAGCGCATTCAGCAGTCGAGCGCATTCCTGCAACGTATCAACATGATCGGCGTCGACGCACAGAGCGGCGAGAAAATCGGCCTCGGTATCGGTCAGCCCATCGCGAGCACGACCGACACGAGCAAGCAGGACCGCACGCCCATCGATCCCGCCAGCCTCGACGGCAACGGCTACATGTGCACGCAGACCAATTTCGACACGGCGCTTCGCTACTCGCGCCTCGACGCATGGGCGCACCTGCCGGAATTCCAAACGCTGATCCGCGACGCGATCGTGCAGCGTACGGCGCTCGATCGAATCTGCGTCGGCTTCAACGGCACGTCGCGGGCACCGACGTCGGATCGCGCCGCAAATCCGCTGCTGCAGGACGTCAACGTCGGGTGGTTGCAGAAGTACCGCTTGAACGCGGTCGACCGCGTCATGCAGGAAGCAGTCGAGGGTTCGAAGAAGGTCAAGGTCGGCAACGTCGTCGGCGCCGACTACAAGAATCTCGACGCGCTCGTGATCGATGCGCTGCAACTGCTCGACGAGTGGTATCGCGACGATCCGTCGGTGGTGGTCGTGATGGGTAGCGGCCTGCTGCACGACAAGTATTTCCCGCTCGTGAATGGTGCGAACGTCGCGACGGAACAGGCCGCACTCGATCTCGTGATCAGCGCGAAGCGTGTCGGCGGAAAGCAGGCGATCAGCGCGCCTTTCTTCCCGGCCAATACGCTGATGGTTACGCGTCTGGACAACCTGTCGATCTACTACCAGAACGGCGGCCGACGTCGCTCGATCATCGACAACCCGAAGCGCGACCAGATCGAGAACTACGAATCGAGCAACGAGGCGTACGTCGTCGAGGACTACGGTTGCGGCGCGATCGTGGAAAACATCGAAATCGAGCCGGTGGCCTGACCATGACGAGCCCCGCACGCAGACACCAAGCGCGTATCCGCGCAGCGCAGGCAGCCGCCTCCGTGGCGCCCGGCGAATCGCTCGCCGGCGCGAGCCAATACGAGCTGATGCTCGCCAAGCTCGCGACCGACAAGCGCCGACTGAAGGCGATCCAGTCCGTCGCCAGAAAGGTCGAAGTGAAACGCGAAGTGCTGCCGGAGTACGACGGCTATGTGTCGGGCGCACTCGCCGGCGGGCGGGGCGGTCAGGACGATGTGCTGATGACGATCATGATCTGGCGCGTCGACGCCGGCGACTACGCGGGTGCGCTGGACATTGCACGCTACGCGTTGCGCTACGGCCTCACGCTGCCGGATCAGTACGAGCGGTCGACCGCCGCGGCGCTCGCGGAAGAATTCGCGACGGCAGCGCTGGCCGCGGCGAAGAACGGCGAATCGTTCGATCCCGAACAGCTCGTCGAAGTAGCCGAGCTGACGGCTGATGCGGACATGCACGACCAGATTCGCGCGAAGCTGCACAAGGCGATCGGCGTCGCGGCGATGAACTGCATCCGCGACGAACGGCTCGATGGCCCGACAGATTGGGCGCGAGCGAGTCAGGCAGTACAGAACTTCAAAACGGCGCTGTCGCTCGACGACCGCGCCGGCGTGAAACAGAACATCGCTCGACTGCAAGCGCTGTTGAGCGATGCGGAGGGTCGCCGAGCGACCCGCCGCAAGTAAAGAGCCCCACCGGCAAGGCGGCGCCGGCGTTCCTGCTCCCTATACCTGACGGCAACGGGACACGAACGCCGGCCCACCGCCTCCTACTATCGAGCAATGGCAATGAGTAGCTTCATCGCGACTGCACAAACCAACCCGCCGGGCGCGCCGAGCGCCGGTGTGAAGATCGTCAACGATGGCTGGTTTCCCGACATCGACGTCGACGATCTGCGTGCGTCGACGAAGCTCGACGGCACCGTGACGCCCGAGCGACTACACCGGGCCGTACTCGACGCGATTGCCACCGTGAACGCCGACCTTGCGCAGTGGCAGGCCGCGCAGGTGGCAGCCGGTCACGCCGATCTGGCGTCGGTGCCTGCGCAGCGGGTCGACGGCGTCAGCATCCATGTTTCCCGATACGAGCGTGCCGTCTACAGCCTGACGCACGCGGATATCACTGAGCAGTATCGCGGGTACGACTCGACGAAGTCGGGCGGCCAGAAGGCCGAAGCGCTCGACGAGACGATTTGCCAGTCGCGACGAAACGCGCGATGGGCGATGAACGACATTCGCGGCATTCCGCGCAGCACCATCGCGTTGATCTGATGAACAAGTCCGAAACCGGTTACTACCGTGCAGAGCTGACCATCCGCGCTCGCATCAACGACGCGGCGCGCGCACTGTTACTGCGCTTCGTGCCTGAAACGCAGCTGGCGCCGTATCGAATTCGGCTCATTCCTGCGCCGAGCGAACGCCATAGCCCGCCGCTCGGCGCCGCGTGGTTCCGTGTCGAGCGCCGAGTCGCGATCTTGTTCTGGCGCGAGATCGGTGCCTTCAGGCATGGCGACATGCATAGCGCGGAACTCGTCATCCGGAGCGACGCATTTCGGCGCCGGGCGCGTCGCCTACGCCCGGCTGTCGTCGCTCGTGCAGATGCAGCCGGAAAGGTGCTGCGGTGAAAGTCACGGCGCGGCAGGGCGACACGGTCGACTCATTGTGCTGGCGCTACTACGGGCGCACCGATGGCACTGTCGAAGCCGTGCTCGAAGCGAATGCAGGTCTCGCGGACTTGGGCGTCGTGATTCCGATGGGAACCGTCGTCTATCTGCCCGATATCGAATCTGTCTCGAGCACGGCTCCGCTCGTGCAACTGTTTGATTGACCTTGGGAGAGCTGGCGAAATGGCCGAACCGAACACCACTACCGCCGCTGCGCTGTCGGCCGCAATCGGCATCGCCGGCCTTGCGCCGGGCATCGACGGGAACGCGCTGATCGGTGCATTCACCGGCGCGGCGCTCGTCGTCGTCACGTCGAAGGAAATCGGGGTGCTGACGCGCGTTGCGTACATGCTGATCTCGCTCGTCATGGGCTACATCGCTGCGCCGGAGATCGTCAACGCAACGCCGATCCATTCGACCGGCGTGGCCGGATTCTTCGCGGCCGCGCTCGTTATCACGGTGACGCTGCAGCTGATCGAGCGCCTGAAATCCGTCGATCTGCTCGCGTTCCTGAAGAAGGGGGAGTGAGCGCCATGCACAATTCGTTCGCAGTGTTCGCACTTGCGGCGCACCTTGCCGCGCTCGTGCGCGTGCTCATGTACCGGCGCAATGGCGCGCGCCATCGCTACCACGTGTCATGGGTTGCCTGGGCGATCGTCGTTGTTTCGGGCGGGGCGTCGATCGATATCGCACTGCACGCCGCGCAAGTCGACTTCTTCGATGCGGCGACGGCCGCGCTGATCGCCCTGTTTGTGTTCGCGGCGCGCGGGAACGTCGCGCGGCTTTTGCGGAGGGAACAACCATGAAGACGCATCGCCTCGGCGATCACGGCGACGACGTCGGCCTGCTTCAGCGCAGGCTCACGCGCGCGGGGTTTCCGGTCGACGTGACGCACCTCTACGACGAAGCGACCGAAGCGGCGGTACGCGCCGTTCAGCGGAAAACGGGTCTCGTCGAAGACGGGGTTGCGGGGCCGAAAACGCTGGCCGCGATCGCGACCGGCCGGCGCGACCCGAAGCATCTTGCGGACGCCGATATCGTGCAGGCCGCCGAAACGCTCGGCGCACCGGTTGCATGTGTGCGCGCGGTGAACGAAGTCGAGTCGACGGGCATGGGGTTCTTGGCCGATGGTCGGCCGAAGATTCTTTTCGAGCGCCACATTTTCTGGAAGCGTCTGGAAGCGCGCGGCATCGATCCAGCCCCCATCGCAGCGAAGTACCCGAATATCTGCTCGCAGGCGCCCGGCGGCTATCAGGGCGGGGCGGCAGAGTATACCCGCATCGCGGCCGCCGAACTGATCGACGCCGGCGCGGCGTATGAATCGGCGAGCTGGGGCGCGTTTCAGGTCATGGGCTACCACTGGCAACGCTTGGGATATTCCAGCGTCGACGACTTTGTCGCTCGGATGGAGAACGGAGAAGGCGACCAGCTCGACGCGTTCGTGCGCTATGTCGCGGCCGATCCGGCGCTCGTCGCCGCGCTAAAGGGGCGGAAATGGCCGACGTTTGCACGCGGCTATAACGGCCCGAACTACGCTCGCAACCTCTACGACGTGAAGCTCTCGCGCGCGTATGAGCGGTATGCGGGTACGGAAAAGGCGGCGGCATGAACGCAATCGCCACAAAACTGATTGCCGGCGCCGTGGCGCTCGCGCTGCTCTTATCTGGCGCGCTGTACATTCGCTCGCTGCGTGCCGAACTGGCCGACTCGCGCTCAAAGCTGGCGTGTGCCGGTCAGGTGATCGCAGGGCGTGACACCGCGATTGGCGAGCTGCGCCAGAACGCGAGCGACAAGACGAAACAGCAACAGCAGCTCGACGTGTCGGCCGATAAGGTAGCGATGAAGCTCGCCGCAGCACGTCAGGAAATCCGGAAGGTGATCCATGAAAACTCGACTGTCCGCTCGTGGGCTGATACCCCTTTGCCTGATGACGTTGTGCGCCTGTCAGCAAGCCCCGCTTACACCGGCGCCGACGATTTCAGTGCTGCAATGCCAGCCGATCACTCGCTGCACGCTACCGGCGATGGCGCCGCGCACTAACGGCGAACTGCAAGACGCGTTCGATACCGCGAAGGGGGCGTGGGGCATGTGCGCGGCCAAGGTCGACATGATCGTCGATTGCCAGACGAAGGCGCAGGCTAAGATCGACGCGGAACTCGGACGGACGAAGCATGAATAAGCCTGCCAGCCTTCGCGCCGCTATCGCGGCGGCGATCCCGTCTCTTCAGGTCAGCCCGGAAAAGTTGACGGTGTTCATCGATCACGGCTCGATCGCCTCGACCGGGGCGAAGGGTCTATCGTTCGAATATCGCTATGTGTGCCACGTCTTGCTGGAAGATTTTTCCGACGATCCCGACACGCTCTTTATCGCGATTCTCGAATGGGTCCGGACGAATCAGCCCGATCTTGTGCTGAACCCGGACGAGCGCGAGCAGGGGATGACATACGAGATCGATATTCTCGACAACGCGACGTTTGACGTGTCGATCAAGCTCCGCCTTACCGAAAGCGTCGTCGTGAAGGTTGCCGACGACGGAACGCGAACGGTCGAGCACGTCGACGATTCGCAACTGCGCGACATGACGATCACGTGGACGGGTCAGCCGTGGCCGACGAACTGAGCACGGTCGAGTCGTTTCTGACCGGTCTGCTACTGCGGCTCGAACCGGCCGGGCGCGTTGCGGCGATGCGGGACATCGCCCGTACGTTACGCCGCAGTCAGCAGCAGCGAATCGCGGGACAGAGGAATCCAGACGGATCGGCGTACGATCCGCGCAAAGCGCGCGCCAAGCCAGACGGCAAGCAGCGCGACAAGCGCGGCCGGATCAAGCGTGAGGCGATGTTCGTCAAGATGCGAACCGGACGATACCTGAAGGTCGAATCCGACGCGAGCGGCCTCGCGATCGGCTTTGATGGTCGCGTTGCACGGCTCGCGCGCGTGCACCAATACGGCGAGCGCAGCCGCGTCGCGCCCGGTGGCCCGGAGTACAAATATCCCGTTCGCATGTTGCTCGGTCTAACCGCCGACGAACGCGAGATGATTCGCGACATGTTGCTCAAGCACATCACGAAATAGCCCCGCCTGACGGGGCATTTTTGTACCCGCGACCGCCACACGGTTCGGCGCTCGCCTCGCGCGCGTGCGGCCGGCAACATGGGCGGCATGGACGCTAACGAAATTCAGCGGCAGGCACGTAACGCTGTCCGCAAGGGCTCAATCCTCGACGTGGATCACGGCGCGGCGCTTTGCCGCGTGTCCGTCGGCGACCCCGACGACGAAAGCGGATCGCTCCAGACGAACTGGATTCCGTGGTTCTCGATTGCGGCCGGCGACACGCGCGACTGGCGGCCGCCGACGAAGGGCGAGCAGGTCATGCTGCTTTGCCCGATGGGCGACCCTGCGCAGGGAGTCGCGCTTTGCGGCTTCTACTCGGGCGCGTTTCCCGCCCCGGACCATAGCCCGGACAAACACGTGCGCATGTATCGCGACGGCGCATCCATCGCATACGACCACGCTTCGCACGTCCTGACTGCCGACCTGCCGGCCGGCGCGACGATCAACGTGACGGCGCCGGGCGCCATCAACGTCAACACCAAGGACGCGCTACTCAAGGCCGAAAAATTCACGATCGACGCCGACGTGATCGTCACGCGCACGATGACGGTACAAGGCCCGCTCGAGTTCCAGTCGGGTATGGCCGGGCGTGGCGGCGCCGGCGGCCCGACGATGCAGATCGACGGCTCGGCTGATTTCTCGGGCGAAGTGAAGTCGAAGGGCATCAGCGTGCCGCATCACACACACCGCGAGCAGGGCGACGGCAACGACGTGAGCGAACCGAAATGAAAGGGATGAATGCAACGACCGGTCGCGCGATCGTCGACCTCGATCACCTGTATCAGTCTGTCGGAAAAATCATTTCGACGCCGCTCGCGTCGTGTGTCAAACGCCGCACGTTTGGCTCGGATACGTTCGAACAAGTCGACGCGCCAAACAACGGTGGCGAGCGCACGCGCCTTTATGCGGCGATCGCCACTGCGCTGATGCGATGGGAGCCGCGTTTGGTGCTCACGCGCGTACAGATCACGGTCGCTGACGATTCGGTAGGCGACGCATTCGCGGGCAAGCAGGTCGTGGATATCGAAGGCTATACGACGGTATCGGAAGATGCCGTGCGAACGCGCATCCCGTTGATCGCAGGGAGCATCGCATGACGACGACAGCGCTCATCGACCTGTCCAGCCTGCCCCTGCCGGACGCGCTGGAAGTCCTCGATTTCGAGACGATTTACGCCGCACGCAAGGCCGCAATGGTTTCGCTCTGGCCGGAAGATGAACGGGCCGAAATCGCGGCGACGCTCGAACTCGAATCTGAACCGCTTGCGCGTCTGTTGCAGGAGAACAGTTATCGCGAGTTGGTATGGCGTCAGCGCGTCAACGACGCGGTGCGCGCCGTGATGCTTGCGTTCGCCAAGGGGAACGATCTGGAACAGCGTGCGGCGCTCTTCTCCCTGAAGCGCCTCATCGTGACGCCCGCGGATCCCGCGAACAACATCGAGGCGGTGCTGGAGAGCGACGACAGCCTGCGGGAACGGATTCAGCTCGCACCGCAGGGGTTCAGCGTCGCCGGGCCGGCCGCGGCGTACGTCACGAAAGCCCGCGCGGTTGACGGTCGAATCATCGATGCGCAATCGTCGCGACCGCGGCCGGGCGACATACTCGTGACGCTGCTGTCGAGTGAAGGCGACGGCACCGCATCGCGCGAGCTATGCGACGCAGTAGCGGCCGCACTCAGCGCCGAAGATCAGCGGCCATTGAACGATACCGTCTTCGTTGAATCGGCGGAAATTGTGCCCTATCGCATCCACGCGAAGGGATACACGCGAACGGCCGTCGGCGCTGACGTGCTGATCGAACAAGCGCAAAAAAACGCGCAAGCCTATGCCGACAAGGTGCATCGGATCGGTGTCGGCGTCGCGGAATCTGCGATCAAGGGCGTATGTCAGGCCGCCGGGCTATCGAAAACCGAACTGATCGAGCCAGTCGGCGATATCGCGATTGGACGCACGCAGGCGTCGTATTGCGTCGAAGTGGTTGTCGAGTATGGCGGCATCTATGAATAAGCTGCTGCCGCCGAATGCGACGCCGCTGGAAGTGCGCACCGCGACCGCTCTGGCCGCCGTCGATACGTTGCCGATACCGATTCGCGACTACTGGAACCCGGACAAATGCCCGCCTGCGCTGCTGCCTTATCTGGCAGCCGAAGTCTCGGTCGACGGATGGGAACTGGCCGAGTCGGACGACGCACGTCGCGCGCTCATCAAGTCTGCAATCGCCCTGCATCAGAAGCGCGGCACGCCGTGGGCGATTCGGGAAGTGATTCGGCGGCTCGGCTTCGGCGAAGTGGCGTTGGTCGAGGGGCGCGGCATTCGCCGGCGCGATGGCACAGCGACGCGCAACGGCGATTACCTGCACGGCCATCCGACCGCATGGGCGCAATACATCGTGAAGTTGTCCCGCGCGATCACGCGTGATCAGGCCGACAACCTGAAAGCAGTGCTGGAGCGATACGCGCCGCAGCGGTCTATGCTCGCGGCGCTCGACTACCGTGCCGCTCCGATTCGACATAACGGCGTTGCCTTGCGCAACGGACAGTACAACAGAGGGAGTGCGACCTAATGGCGGACCTTGTAGAAGTTCCGAAATGGGAAGAGGGGATTTACCAGCTGGAAACGTCCGACCCCGTGGAGGGCGGCCCCGACGGTATCGACAACGTTCAGGCGCGGCAGCTCGGAAATCGTACGCGGTATCTCAAGGATCAGCAGGAGGCGCACGTTGCCGCGGACAATCCGCATCCGCAGTATGCGACGCTCGTGCAGATGAAGGCCGCTATCGATGCGCTGGTCGGAGCTGCGCCGGGCGCTCTCGATACGCTGAACGAACTCGCGGCGGCGATCGGAAACGATCCGAATTTCGCGACGACGTACACGAACGCGCTCGCGCTGAAGGCGGCGCTTGATTCGCCGGTTTTCGTTGGCGCGCCGAAGGGACCGACACCGCCGCAGTTTGACAGCAGTCAGAGGCTGGCGACGATGGCGGCGGTACAGCGCGCGCTTGGTAGCGCTTCCGGAATGAAGATCGTGAGTGCGCCGGTAACGATTGATGCCACGTATGCAGGGGCCGATGTTGTCTTTTACGGCAATACCGACGCCTTCACGCAAGCGCTTCCCGACGTCAGCGTTTTTCCGTCCGGCGTAGGCATGCGCTTCTATAACGCATCCGCATATCCGGTCACCGTTCAGACGTCCGGGAGCAACAAGTTTTCTGCTTCGGGAGGCTCCGTAACATCCATCGTAGTTGGCCCGGGTGACGGCCTTTCAATCTCGGCATACGTACCGAACAACTGGGAGGTGATGGGCGGTTCGGCCGCGTTGCAATGGGGCTTCTCATTCGACGCCACGCTGGATGTGAGCGGCAGTCAGCGACTTCCGAGCGGTTACATCGAGAAGTGGGGAACGGCCGTAACCGACTCAAACGGCGAAGTCACGATCGTTTTTCCGAAGCGTTTTCCGAATGCTGCGTTCAATGCGGTGGCGAACCATGCAGGAAGTGGCGCGGCAATGGTCATTCTGCTGTATGGGTCGCTGACGCAGGACGGCGTACGTTTCAAGGTGTTCAACGAAAAAGGCCTGTCGCAGTCGGGGTGGTTCGTTTACTGGCGAGTTTTGGGGAAGTGATGATGGCGCGAATCTATGCGGGATACGACGCGCAGCGTCGAATTCAATCCTTTTTCGACGACGAGTCGCGGCCGGACGGGCTCAGCTTTGTCGAGATAACGCCAGAGCAACACCGTATGCTCATCGCGGGAATGGCTGCCGGAAAGACGATGGCTGTCGACGACACCGGGCAGCCCATCTTGATCGATCCGCCAAAGCAGACCCGTGATCAACTGGCCGCCGCGAAGCGCGTCGCCCGCGATGCTGCGTTGCGTGCGACGGACTGGCTCGTCGCTCGGCATCAAGATGAAAAATTGATTGGCAACGGCACGACGCTGACGTCCGGCGAATTCGAGACGCTGGTGAAGTACAGACAGGCGTTACGCGATATCAGCAGCGCCGATCGATGGCCCGATGTTGACCTCCCGGCGGCGCCGGAATTCCTGACCTCGATCCGTTGATCGAGTCGTTCCTCATCTATTCATTTGGAGCATGAAAAATGGCGCTGGATAGCTATCACCATGGCGTTAGCGTTGTCGAAATCAATCAGGGCTCGCGACCGATCCGTTCTATTTCGACGGCGATCATCGGTCTCGTTTGCACGGCCGACGACGCCGACGCAGACGCGTTTCCGCTCGATACGCCGGTCCTCATCACGAACGTCATCGCGGCGATTGGCAAGGCCGGAAAGAAAGGCACGCTTCGCAAGGCGCTGACCGCCATCGGTGCGCAGACCAAACCGATGAGCGTCATCGTTCGCGTGGCCGAAGGCGCCGATGAAGCGGCGACCACGTCGAATGTCATCGGTACGGTCACGGCAGAAGGCAAGTACACCGGCTTGAAAGCGATGCTGACGGCGCAAGCCAAGCTCGGCGTGAAGCCCCGCATCCTCGGCGCACCGTTCCTCGACACGCAACCCGTCGCGAACGCGCTGGTGACTACGGCCAAATCGCTGAAGGGTTTCGCGTATGCGTACGCTGCCGGCGCGAAAACGAAGGAAGAGGCGGCGGCGTACCGCCGCCAGTTCGCCGCGCGCGAGCTCATGATTTTGTGGCCGAACTTCCTCGCGTGGGACGACACGGCCAATGCGACGGTCGAAATGCCCGCCGTTGCCTACGCAATGGGTCTGCGCGCGAAGATCGACAACGATATCGGCTGGCACAAGACGCTGTCGAACGTCGCGGTGAACGGTGTCACCGGCATCAGCGCCGACGTGTCGTGGGATTTGCAGGATCCGTCGACGGATGCCGGCTATCTGAACGAACAGGACGTGACAACGCTCATCAATCAAGACGGCTATCGCTTCTGGGGTTCGCGTACGTGCTCCGATGATCCGCTGTTCGCGTTCGAAAACTACACGCGCACCGCGCAGGTGGTTGGAGATACGATCGCGCTCGCGCAGATGGTCAATGTCGACGGGCCGCTCAATCCGTCGTTGCCGCGCGACATTATCGAGAGCATCAACGGGAAATTCCGCCAGTGGGTATCGCTCGGCTACCTGATTGGCGGGGGCGCATGGTTCGATCCGGAGCCGAACACGACCGACGTGCTCAAGTCCGGGCAGGCGTACATCGATTACGACTACACGCCCGTCCCGCCGCTCGAAAACCTCACGCTGCGCCAGCGCATCACCGACCGTTACCTCGCCGATTTCGCGGCGAAGGTCAACGCCTGATGGTCGGGCGTAACAGGACACACAGGAGCATACGAACATGGCATTGCCGAGCAAACTCAAGGGATTCAACCTGTTCCACAACGGCGAGAACTTTGTCGGAAAGATCGCGGAAGTGACCCTTCCGAAGCTCACGCGAAAGATGGAGGATTGGCAGGGCGGCGGCATGAGCGGCCCGATCAAGGTCGACTTCGGCAACGAAGGTATCCAGATGGAGTGGACGGCCGGCGGCTTCCTCAAAAGCGTGTTGCAGCAATACGGCATCACGCAACACGACGGCGTGCTGCTGCGTTTCGCGGGCGGCTACCAGGCCGAAGATTCTGCCTCGTATGACGCGGTCGAAATCGTCGTCAAGGGTCGGCACATGGAAATCGACCCCGGCACCGCGAAGGCAAAGGAGGATACCGCGTTCAAGGTGACGACCGTCGCGAGCTACTACAAGGTGAGCGTGAACGGCGAAGACATTATCGAAATCGACTTCGTGAACATGATCGAGAAGATCAACGGAAACGACCTACTCGCCGCGCTGCGCGCCGCGATCGGTCTCTGATCAGAAGCAACTCGAGTTCGCCGGCTCGGCGGCGGCCGACGGCGATCCAATCCACCATCAGGAATCGCACCATGAAATCGAACACGAAACAGAACGAAGCAACCATCATCGACGTCGATATGACGGAGACCGACGAGCGCAATTCCACGAAGGCGCCGGATCCGAACACCTACGAGCTGGATACGCCGATCGTTCGGGGCTCGCAGACGATCACGTCGGTGACGCTGCGTAAGCCGAACGCCGGCGAACTCCGCGGTGTGTCACTGTCCGATCTGGTCAATCTCGACGTGGCGGCACTGTCGAAGGTGCTCCCGCGCATCAGCACTCCGACGCTGACCGACCGCGACGTCTTCAACCTCGATCCGGCTGATCTGGTGCAACTGGGGGGCATCTTCTCGGGTTTTTTGATGACGAAGGCGGTCAAGCAGAAAATGGAATCCCTGACCGCGTAGAAGACCCGATGGCCGATATCGCGACGGTGTTCGGCTGGCCGCCGTCGACGATGGACGCGTTCAGCCTCGCCGAACTGATGGACTGGCGCGAGCGCGCGCGCGTCCGCTACGAAAGCAAGTGACGATGGACAACGCCCTGAAACTTCGCGTCGTGTTCGACATGATCGACAACATGACGAAGCCCCTGAAAAACGCGCTGGCCGGGAGCAAGGGGCTTGCCAGTTCGCTGAAGGAAACGCGGCGCGAGCTGGCCGAAATGGGCAAGACGCAGAAGGCGATCGCGTCATTTCGCGAACTGCACGGCGGGCTGGCGTCGACGACGACGCAGCTCGACGCCGCCCGTGCACGAGTGAAGGAATTGGCGGGATCGCTGCGTACCTTCGGGCCGCCGTCGCAACAGATGATCGCCGAGCTCGCGAAAGCACGGCAGGTGGCATCGCAGCTGCGCGCGGAACAGAAGCAGCAGTCCAACACGTTGCAGGAGCTGCGCACGCGCCTCGCCGGCGCTGGCATCGACACGCGCAATCTGTCGCAGCACGAGCGCGAGTTACGCGCGAACATCGCAGCGACGAACTCGACGATGAACGACCAGATGCGCCGCCTCGACGCGTTCAATGAACGTGAGCGACGCGTCGCAACTGCGCGCAAGAGTATGGAGCGGATTCAGGGTGTCGGCGCCAACATGGCGATGACCGGTTACGCGGCGAAGGCAACCGGCATGCACCTGTTCGGCGACCTGCGCGAGACGATCGACGAGTCCAAAAAGGCCGAATCGGAAGAAATGCGGATCCGCGCGCTCGGCCTCGGCGATCACGCAAGCGAGGACGCGAAGAAGTACGCGCGCGCGATGAACGTCTACGGCGTGTCGACCACCGACAACCTGACGATGATGCGCGACGCGCTCACGATTTTCGCAGACGAGCACCACGCGCAGATGGTGATGCCGACACTCGCGAAAATGAAGTTCGCCAATGAGGCGATGTTCGGTGCGGAGGATGCGCACGCGAACGAAGAGAAGTTCATGAACATGTTGAAGGTCATTGAGCTGCGCGGCGGCACGAAAGACGAAGCGACGTTCAAAGACGAAGCGAACATGGTGCAAAAAGTGCTCACGGCGACGGGCGGCCGTGTCGGCGGCGACGAGTGGCGAAACTTCATCCAGACCGGCGGTGTCGCTGCGAAGCAGCTGCGCAAGGATGCCTTCTACTACCAGATGGAGCCGCTCATTCAGGAGATGGGCGGTCACGCAGTCGGCACGGGCCTCATGTCTGCGTACAGCAACGTGTACCAAGGCAAGACGACTGTACGAGCCGCCAAGCAGATGATGGCGCTCGGGCTGCTCGATCCGAAAAAGGTCGAGTACAACAAAATCGGCATGATCAAGCAGATCAAGCCGGGCGCGCTGAAGGGTGGCGACATGCTGAAGGCGTCGCCGCTCGAATGGCTCGAAAAGGTGCTGTTGCCGAAGATGGCTGCGAAGGGGATCACCGACCCGGACAAGGTCAAAGACATGATCTCGACGATCTTCACGAATCGGACCGCTGCCAATCTGTTCTCGACGATGTACATGCAGCGCGAGCAAATCCATAAGAACGAGAGATTGAACGCCGGCGCGGATGGTATCGAAGAGGGGAACCGGAAGGGCCAGCAGATGACGCAGGGCAGGGAGATTGAGGCTCTGGCGAAACTGCACGATCTGAAGCTGGCCATCGGCGAGAAGGTCTCGCCGATCTACAACGCGGGATTGCAGGCGACAGCGGCCGCGACGTCGAAGGTGATCGCGCTGATGCAAAAGCACAGCACGGCCGCGAAGATCATCCTGACGGCGCTCGCCGCGCTCGCTGCGATTCTCGTGGTTTGCGGTACGTTGACGATCGCGCTGGCCGGTGTGCTCGGGCCGCTCGCCGTGCTGCGCTTCAGCATGACGACGCTCGGCATGCAAGGCAGCATTCTCGCGCGCGTGCTCGGGCTCGGCGCGAGCGCGTTCCGCATGCTCGGCTCCGCGATCATGTTCGTCGGCCGCGCGATGCTGATGAATCCGATCGGGCTCGCAATCACGGCTATCGCCGTCGGGGCTTACCTGATCTATCAGTATTGGGAGCCGATCAAGGGCTTCTTCGGCGGTCTGTGGGATCAGGTGCGCGGCGCGTTCGCCGGCGGCATCGGTTCGGTCGCCGCGTTGATCGTCAATTGGTCGCCGCTCGGTCTGTTCTATCAGGCATTGGCGGGCGTCCTGTCGTGGTTCGGCATCGACATTCCGGCGAAATTTTCGGAGTTCGGAGCGAACATCGTTTCGGGCCTCGTGAACGGCATCACGAGCGGGCTCGGCGGCGTTCGCGACGCCATTGTGAACGTCGCCAGTTCCACCGTTGGCTGGTTCAAAGAAAAGCTTGGCATCCACAGCCCGAGCCGCGTATTTGGCGAGCTGGGCGGCTTCATTAGCCAAGGCGCAGCGCTCGGCATGGAAGGGGAGCAGGGCCGCATCGCAAAAGCCGCGGTAGGGCTCGCGACGGTCGCGGTAACGGCGTTCGGTGGTCAGGGAGCGGCCGCGACCCCGTTGTATGTTCGGCCGACGTTGCCGATCGACAATCGCCCACCGCTTGCGGCTACAACGGCGCCGGCGCCCGCAAACCAATCTGCCGGTGGGTTTGCATCGATCGTAATCAATATCTACCCCGCTGCGGGCGCAGACCCGGCAGCCATCGCGCAGGCGGTGCGCGCCGAGCTCGATCGGCGCGAGCGTTCGAAGCAGGCGCGCATCGGCGCACGCCTGTCAGACTGAGCAGCAATGGAGTAACGCACATGATGATGTCACTCGACAGTTTCGTTTTCAGCCTGCAGTCGGCCCCATACAAGGAATTGCAGCGGCAGCGCAACTGGAAACACCGCACGAGCTCACGCGTCGGCGCGCGCGACGCGAGTCAGTACACGGGCATTGGCGACGATACGATCACGCTCAACGGCATGGTCGCGCCCGACAACGGCATCGGTACGGCCGCGTCGCTTGACGATCTGGCGAAGATGGCGGACGAAGGCGATGCGTATGTGCTGGTCGACGGCGCGGGCCGAGTGTACGGCGCGTACGTTATCGAGAGCCTGAATGAAACGGCCAGCTATCACACACCCGAAGGGATCGCGCGCAAAATCGAGTTCAATCTGACGTTGAAGCGCGTCGCCGACGAAACACTCGCGTCGACGCAGGGCGATGGAAGTGAGAGCGAGAGCGCGGCAAAGGAGCTGATGAGCAACCTTCGGGAAGTAGGGAAGGTGGCGACCACCGTCGTCGATAACGTGAAGAACCTGTCGGTTAATTCGCTGAAGTCCGCGGCGATCGGTTTTGCTGCGAGCATGGCGCCGCAAGCCGCTACCGCCGCGCTCAAGGGCTTGTCGTCCGCGAGCGGCATGGACCTCGACGCAGCCGTAAAGGCCGCGAAGCAGGTGTCGGCCGGCAATGGCGATGCGATCAGCAGCGTCGTCGCGTTTGTTCTCGACAAGGCGTCAGGTGCGGCATGAGCGAACAGTCGTCGCCGGCGGCCCGCCGGCAGCCGCAGGCCGATTACCGTATCGTGCTGAAGGGCCGCGATATCTCGCGCATGTTCGCTCCGAACCTTGTCAGTCTGACGCTTACCGAATCGCGTTCGGAACAGCCGGACATGCTGGATATCGTGCTGGACGATTCGAAGGGTACGTTCGCGATACCGAAGCGTGGCGACGATATCAGACTGTCGATCGGCTGGCGAGGTCAGCCGCTGACCGATAAGGGCACCTTCACGGTCGACGAAATCGAACACAGCGGAACACCCGACATTCTGACGATTCGGGCGAAGTCGGCGTCGATGACCAACGCCATGCACGAGCGCCGCGAAAAGAGCTGGCACGGTGTGACGATCGCCGATATCGTCAATGCGATTGCGAGCCGGCATTCGCTGAAAGCCAAGGTCGAGGCGGTCATCGGAAAGATTCTGATCGCGCACATCGACCAGACACACGAAAGCGATATGTCGTTTCTCACGCGGCTTGCGAAGCGATACGACGCCGTGATGAACGTCAAGGATATGAATTTGCTGTTCATGCCGATCGGCTCGGGCAAGACGGTCAGCGGTAAAGCGCTCACGGTGCTGAATCTCACGCGCGCGAGCGGCGACCGCCATCGCTACCACGTCGCCGAGCGCGAGAGTTATCAGGCCGTGCGCGCGCACTACCATTCGAACACGAAGGGCAAGCGCAAGTCGGTCGTCGTAGGCGGCGAAAACAACAAGAACGTGAAGGTGCTGCCCGAGGACTACGCGACCGAAGCCGAAGCGCGAGCGGCCGCACAGGCAGAACTCGCGCGCGTGAAGCGCAGTCAGGCGACCATGTCGTACGAGCTCGCGATTGGCCGCGCCGAGCTGTTTCCGGAAATGCCTGTGACCGTGGCGGGTTTCAAGCCGGAAATCGACGAAACGCCGTGGCTCGTGAAGCAGGTCACGCATACGATCGCTGACGGCGGCTTCACGTCAGCGCTCGAACTGGAAGTACGCGATGATCCGACGACGGACCGACACCGGTCGCACTTCAGAAAAAGTGGCCGGTAGTATGCCGGCCTGATCGCGTGTTCGTTGGAAGTACGCAGTATTCGCGGCCGGCGGCTCGCGCTTCGTTGTATGCGCTGACTGCCATATGCGCCAGCGTCGCGGAACTCGGAAACACGACCGGTTTCCCTGCGTCATCGTTCCAACCGAACGCCGTGTTCCAAAAGGGGGAAAAACAACTGGTCGCGGGCATTCCGATTCCGCGTGGATCGAAGTACAGGCGGGTGCGCGCGATCGCGTAATACTCAGCATCGTAGCGTCGCCTGCCTGCGTCGAACTCCATGATCGCCGCTCGCTCGTTGAAAAACTCCCACACATCTTCGTCGTCGCGTTTCACGGTAGATCATCGATACTGTACGAATATACAGTATTCGGATGCAGCCGCGTCATGTCAACTGTCGCCGGCGGATGGCGGGCCGGTGATACGAAAAAGCCCGCTGGTGCGGGCTTTCGGGGACAGACTACTTGACGGCTTCGCGGGCCGTCCAATATTCCTCGGTCTCGCCGTCGCGTCGGATTTTGACCGTGCCGCCGAGGATTTTCACGTCAGATAGGTGAACCGTTTGGCCGGTACGGAAGAGGGTGCAACTGCCGGCGTTGATCGCGGCGACAGCGGCTTTCTTGAACGCAGCGGTGTCGCCCGAGATGGAGTACGACATGATCTTGCCGAATCGATCCTCGGTATCGCATCCGAGCCACGGTCCGTTATTGATCTGGTGAACGCCCGGCCGCGAATCAGCCGAAGCGGATTGCGCGACGAGCGCAGAGAGGCAGGCGACGAAAATCACGCCGCGAGCGCGGCGTACCCCGGAACCCTTCATTTCTGGTCCTTTTTCGTGTTGTGGAAATGAAAGCGTGAGCGTAGCACAACGTTACGCCGCGCTTTCTTTGCGTAGATAGGCGGGCGGTCCGATAGCCGCCCATAGCGGACCGTTGCGCCACATACGCGGGAGTTCGAGCGCTAAGGTGCGCCACTTCGCGAGCACGGCAGCAAACGATCCGTCGCGCTTCGCCCGTCGAATCTTGTCGGCGACGTTCCAGCCCCGAACGTAGTGCGCGAAGCTCCGTTGGCTCGACAGGTAGTGGGACGCATGGACGCCGACCCATGCCAGCATTTCGTCCGGCGACACGTCCGGAGATGCCGGGTCCGGCTCAAGATTCGCAACGACAGTGACGGCCGCGGTCGGCTCGCAGCTGTCGGACGCGGTGTTGCCGGCCACCGGCGCCGACGTGCCGGACGCGGCGCAAGCTTCGCGCGCACGTAGGCGTAGGAGCTCGATTCGGTGCCACGGGATCGGCGAACGGCCGGCGAGATAGTTGCGAATGGTACGGGTGCAGCAGCGTAGGATTTCGGCCGTGCGGGCGATGGACAGGCCGTCGGTTAGCGCGAGAAAATCGGTCAGCGTGCCGTGACGAGGCGCGGCGACATTCATGGCAATTGCAGGGAGCGAAACTATGAAAGGATTTGTAATTGTGTTTACAAATAGTTACTTTCAACCTGACAGCATTACCAGTCTTTCGTTAGCCTCTTTGATTTGACATAAGGTGAATTATCGGCGAGAACGATGTAGGAGCAAAGTTGTAATGTCGTAGCTGGGCAAAGTTGAAATGTCGTAGTTGGCGGCTGACTGGTTCATCCTGAGCGGCTTCTGCTGGTCAACCAGGAGTCCCTCGTGGCCAACAACACCAAGACGATCACCATGAGCATGCGGAGCTGGATCGTCTGAAGGTCGTGGAAGCCGTGATCGAGCAGCGTCTGATATTTATCGGCCGCGAGCACGGCGAGTATGCCTGGGCGAGTTCATCCAGATCGATCGTTGCGATCATCGGGCATGGAAACACCGGAACGTCGAGGTGTGGGAGTACACGGATGGGCGCATTGCGCTCCGGATTTGCAGCGGCTGACATGGAGGCGGCGATTCTTGAGATCGCCTCAAAGGCAGGAGTTGAGCAGCAGTCTGCCAAGGCCCGCGGATGAACGTAAGCGCCCTGCTGCTTCAGCTTGGCGCTTCAGCGTCAGAGAACGAAAAGGCCGATGAAACGCGCGACATCTGTATCAAGTTTTGACAAAAATTCGAATTCGTTCGATTTACCTATTCTCACGAAATCGGTAGGTTGACTCCCGAAGTTCGACGATATTTTTAAAGGCCTGTTCGAATGATTAGTCAAGACGAGGCGTCGTTCCATCTTTTTGCAACCGTCGGTTCACGCACCGAACGCGGCGGCTGGGGCGCCAAGGTGTCAAGCGAGACGCAGTATTGCGGCCTTCTTCTGGCTCGCGTAGGCGATATCGTTCGGTACCACGACGGCAGTGAAGCCGTCATTGTCAACGGCGCGGATATTAGGTAA